TTTCCTCGGCGAACACTTCCCGTAGTTGCACCTGCGAGAGCAGTGCGAAGGAGTCAACGGCGGTAGGGGACACCTGGCCGTACGTACCCCCTTCGGCCCAAGTGGTTGGCCAGCGCTCCGTGAAACCGCTGAAGATCGGGTACCAAGTGCCGGGAGAAACCCATGTGCTCGCCGTGCTCGCCCACTCAGCCTGTAGCCCATCGACGTAGACCGTAGCGGCGGACGTGCCGAAGCCACTGCCAGGTACGTTGAGTCCAATGCGCATGCCATACACAGCGCCCGTGGTGGGGGCCGTAGCGGTGACCGTGACGCGCTGCCAGGCAGGGGAGCCAGAGGCGCCGTTCAGGGTGACCGAGACACCGTTGGCGAACACGGCGGAGCCATCGGCGTTGAGCCAGGAAATGAACAGGTTTACCGGCGCCGTAGTGCTCGGCGTTATGTTCGCCATGTACGCAGAGAACGTGAGTTTCTTGCCGGGGCGAATGCCGTACGCCTCAGTCTTGAAGATGTTCGAGTTAGCCCCCTGGTTTGCCGGAATGGCGAACGAGAAGACGTTTGAGCCCTGCCACGCGTAACCGGCCGTCGGCACTGCAATGGTGCTGGTAATGGCCCCGGTCGGGAAAATCATGTTGAAGGATGCGGGGACCGTGCCAGCGGTGTAACCCTCGCCAGCGGTTGCCACCACAGCGTCAAGGATGTTGGCCGTAGGTGGCCACTGGGCACGGCGCCGGTAGGGCTGAAGCGGCAGGATCTTCCCGCCGTAGGGGCCGCTGGTGTTGGTCGGGTCTAGCACGCCATCCTGTGAGCCCAGCGTGACGCCGTACTCGCCAGCGTTTATCTGGTCTAGTTCGTACTGCTTTCCCCGCCGCGCGGACGCCGATGACAGCGTGCGGTCAACAAGGTTCACCAGTCTGGTTGAGGGCAGCGAGGCACCCGCAGCGCCCCACGAGGGCCCCCAAATCTCCTCAATCACGGGGTAGTTGGGATTCAGTGCCATCGGTAACCCTTCAGTGAGGGGAGCACATACGGATATCCGTATGTGCTCCCCAGTAACTAGCGCTTAGCTTCGACCCAGGTACGGGAGTTGCGTCCGCCGAAGCGATACATTTCCCGCTGGATGACGTCCCGTAGGTCCTGGTCCGTTCGCACGGAGCCATGGACTTCAATGTGAACCATGTGGACCACACCCGCAGCAGTCGAGCCGATAGCCGAGCCACTCAGCGTAGGAGCGTCGGAACCCCGGATCACAGCGTCAGACATGCGCGCCGCAGCGCTCTGCACGTCCCGGTTGCCGCTGTCGATGCCGCCTACCAGGCCAGCCGTGATGAACTGGCCAATCTGGTGGAACAAGCGCGATGGCGACTTGATGCCCAGCGCGCGCTTGATAGCCGTCTCCATCGACTTCGCTATCTTCAACATCTGCTTGTCGATGGCCTTTTCCTGGGATTGAAGTCCCCGGACCAGTCCCTTTGCGGCGTTGATGCCCGCTCCGTACATGCTGTCAGCGACAACCGCACCAGTGGACTTTGCCGAACTGGTCAGCGTCGACTGCATGTTGTTGAGCTGCGCTATCTGACTGCCGTTGGCGCCCATCAAGGCCTGCGCTGTAGCGCCACCCTGATCAACACCGGCCGAAGCTAGCTGCTCAATCAGCGAAGACGAAAGCCCGCGCTTCTTAAGCTCCTTCAGCTCATTCGCGAACTGGACAGCAGCCTGCATTTGGTTCTGCATGTTCGCCAGCACGTCGCCCGTAGTGAGGACAGCGCCGTCCGCCTGCGCCTGCATGACCACCGAAGCGCCCTGCATGATGCCGCTGGCTATGCTGTCCCGTTCGGACGTCCATTCCTTCTGAATGTCCTTCAGGTGGGACTGCGCTGCCTTCAGCCGCTTTGCGACGCTGTCACGCTGCTTAGCGAGTTTCTCTAGCTGCACGCCCTCTTGCTTGACGTACGACTCAAGATGCGAGATTGCAGCCTCATGCGCCTTGATCCACCCCGAGTGACCCTTGCCTGCCTTCGTACCGAGCATGTCAGCGAGCCGATTCCGAGCCTGTATCAGCTCAGTCTCGGTCTTCTTAATCGCGCTCTTTACCTGCGACAGCGAGCCGGTTAGCCCGTCAACTAGACCCTGGTTGACCCAAATGCCTAGCTGCCGGAACACCTTGCTGGGGGAGTTGATGCCGAGTGCGCCCTTGAAGTGCGTCACCATGTCGCCTGCGGTTTCCCGCACTGCGGCGTGAGCCATTCCAGCATTCTGCCGAACACCTGCGGCGATTCCCTCGGGGATGGCCTTACCGACCTGGTCCCGGAACTTCTTTGACGGGCTGTTGACGTGCAAAGCAGCCTTAGCGTGCGCGAGCGCGTCTTCGGCCAACCCGCCGAGCGAACTGAACAGATCACCGACCTTGTTCTTGATGCCGGTAATGATGCCCTGAACGATGGCCGTACCGATGCTCAGGAACTTGGAACCGATGTTCTTGACAGCGGACCAGGCGTCATTGAGTTTCTTGGAAATCGTGTCCTTGATATCGCCCATCGTTTTGGTGATGGTGTGCCAAGCGCCGGTGATCGGGTCAATCATCGACTTTTTGATTTCCAGCCACGTAATCAGCGCAACGGCCTTGATGTCAGACCACTTACCGCCAAGGTAGCTCGATACGGCGTCCCAAACGCTGACTAGCTTGTGCCAGACCGACATGACCGGGTTGACAATGTTCCGCTGTACGGATGCCCAGACCGACTTTGCTACCGACTTGATGCCGTCCCAGGTGCCGCTTAGGAATCCGGCGACAGCGGACCAGGTCGACTTGACCTTGTTCCAAACGGTCGTGTGGAAGCGATTCCAGAGGGCGACGAGTAGGGCGACGAACGGCGCGAAGATGATCAGCAGTAGCGGCCACCACTTCCGGAAGAATCCGGCGATGGCGTTCCATACCGTGGACGTGGCGTTAGCCACCCAGTGCCAAGCCTTGACGATTGGGTCAGTGACCGTGTGCCACGCGGAGGAAAAGAAGTTGGCCACAGCGCGCCAGGCCACCGTTACGAGATTCTCGATCGTGTGCCAAGTGCTCATGGTCTGGTCCGCCAGCCAATGCCAAGCGGTACCAAGCCCCTGCACTACCGTGTGCCACGCGCCGGAAAGCCACGATGAAACTGACTTCCAGTGCGTGAACAGAAGCGCAATTGCTGCACCCAGCGCCATCACGCCAAGAACGATGTACGTCACTGGGTTCATAAGCATCGCATCGGCGAATACCAGCGCTGCACCTGCCGCCGCGTAAAGGCCGTAGGTCAACACACCGCCGATGGCGCCACCCACCGCGATGACAACGTCCTTGTGCTTAGTCAGCCACCCGACACCATCGACCAGGGCCCCCACGAACTGCGTGAACGCAGGCAGCAGCGACTGACCTATCTTGATGCCGATGGCTTCGGCAGTGCCCTTGAATTCGGCCATGCGCTGATTGAATGTTTTCTGCACGTCCGCCCAGCCTTCAACGGACTTTCCACCTTCCTTGACGTGCTTGCCGATGCCGTCCACGTTCTTCTTGAACGTGTCCATGTGTGAGCCCGTAAGCATCAGCGCACCCATCATCGACTTAGTTCCGCCGACCATGGTGGACAGCGCGCCGATATAGGTCTTCTTCGCGCCGCTGGCCTTGTTGAGTTCGCCCTGAAAGTCCTTGCTACTCTTCGAGGCCTTTTCCAGGGTCTTGATGAAGACATCGCCACCGGGGCCCATCTTGTTCTTGATGGCGTCCGTAAGCGTGTTCAGCGTCGCCGCGAGCCCCTTCGAGCCCAGCTCCTTGGAAACGGCGTTGGCATTAAGCCCCAGCCCCTTCATGGTCGTCGCTGCCTTGGCCGATGGGTTGGACAACTGCCCAATCGTCTGGCGCAGATAGGTAGCCGACACGCGCGCATCCGTACCCTGCGAAGTCATCGTGGCCATGGCCCCGAGCACTTCGTTTAGCTTCACGTGCGCAGCAGCAGCCACAGGCAGAATGCCGGACATGGAGCCAGCAAGGGCTTCCAGATTCGTCTTGCCTTCGGCCTCAGTGCCGACCAGCGCGTTCATGACGTCGGTCGTGTTCTGCGTGTTCTTGGCTACGTTCGAGCTTTGCAGGTTGTAGGCGTTCATGGCCGTGGTCACGGCGTCGGTAACCGTGGCCAAGTCAGCGGCACCAACCTTGGCACCCTGCGCGCTTACGCGAAGCACGTCGAGCGCGTTCTGTCCGTGGAAGCCAGCGGACTCAACCATGTACAGGCCTGCGGTTAGATCCTTGGTCGACTCACCGACCTTACCCGCCATGGCCAGCACACCATCGCCGACCAGGCTCATGTTCTTGGCAGACTCGCCAGCACCAGTGCGAACACGGGTCATTTGAGTCTGAAAGTCAGCGGCCATGTGCGCTGTCTTGACTGCGACCACGCCAGCGGCTACGCCAATGCCGAGCAATGCAGCCTTGGCCACACCGCCCATCTTGGCCATGTTGCCGCCACCCTCGCGTTCCACGCTGGCTAGCTCAGTCTTGACACCCTTGGCCGTGGTCATAAAGCCCGTAGAGCGGCCGAGAAACTCAATGAATACGGGAGGCAGAGCACCCATAGCGAAGCTACCTCCCTAGAATTTCTTTCCGTTGACGGCCGCAGCCCACGCGCCCTCGAAATAGCCGCGAACCTTGGGCGATGCCTTATCCACCCCAGGTTTGAAGTACGGGTACCGGGCTTCAATTTCAGCTTTGTAGCGGTTTTGGTAGCCGCCCCGTCCGCCCGCCATTACGACTTGCGACCATTCCCCAGTGCCCCCACGTCGGGCCCTTTTGCTCTTGCGGATGGACTGGAGTAGTTCGCCGGTTAGTTGACCTGGTCCACCAGACCGGGGGATGTGGTCCGGCGTGCGACCGGTGCGGAAAGCTGGTGAACCGGATTCAGGGTCGGGGCCCTTGCCACCCCAGCGGGGCATACCGCGCATGCCGCCCTTAATTCGCCGCTTGGTATACGCGGTTGCCTTGCCCAGCGCTGCGCGGGTCGCTTCATCGGAAGCAAGCTGCATCTTTTCAATGGCGGCGCCAACCTCGCCAACACCCTTGACTACCGCGCCGAAACCATCAGCCATTAGCGGCCCGCTCCTCAACTATCTTGCGAGCCTTGCCAACGGCGTCGTCTACGGCTAGCAGCCAATCCAGGGTCACGGCGGATTCCCCGCTGAGTTCGGATGGGCGACAGCGCAGCAGCGTGCACAGTCGCCACACCCGATACTCCTCGGACGGGATTTCATCCGCTGTGTAGGTGCTTCCCTGCCCGTTGTGGGAAAGAGCCTCCGTTAGGCGACGGAGGCTCCGGAAGGGGACGCTGGGTCAGGGTTCGGCTCGAAGTCAGGGTTTAGCTGCGCCAGGTACGGCGACACGGCCTTACGCAGCGCGTCAAGGTCACGCCCCGGAAGATCCTGCACAGCATCCACAGTCACGCCGAAGCCATAGGACCAACCGGCGACCAGCGCGACCACCAGCGCGTCGTTCAGCTCTTCAAGTAGGTCGAAAGCCTCGCCCATGCCCGCCGCGATACGTAGCTGCTGCTCAGGGGTTAGGTCGATGCCGTCGCCCTGCGCCTGCGCCTCAGCAACGGCCGAAGTGAACGCGGGGAGACCCGCTAGCTTCGTCTGAATGCGCTTAATGGGCCTGCGCTGGCGCTCGGTAACGTCGGCAACTTCGCGGAGATCAGCGGTCGCGCCGGAAGGGAGAGTCAGGTGGATCATCAGTTGTACGTCCCGGAGGTCACGGCGTTCTGAACGGTCACCTTGATAGGCGAATACCCGCCCGACGCGCCAATGTCGGTGGTGTTGGCAAGCGCAGTCCACGTAATCGGGACCTCGATGTAGTCCTTGCCGCGCGTGATATCAGCGGCCGAAATGCTGCACTTGCTCATGTGTAGCTTGAGCTGAACGGCAGTAGCGCCAGTGCCAGACGAGAAATTGAAGTCAATCGCAGGCTTTACCGTGGTGAGGTACTGCGTAAGCGCCGTGTCATCTTCCATGATGAGCGTGGCCTTACCGTCGACCTGAACGGGACCACTCCACAGCGTGGAAGGGGCCTGCGTACCATCGACCGGGTTAATCACGGTGACCGGGCGCTTAATGGTGACTTCGCCATCAAGTACGCCAGCCTGAGTGACGGCCGCAATCTGCACGACACCCGTCCAGCCGACCAGCGGCGGAATGGCAGTAAAGGACGTGGTCGGGGCCACAACGGGGACAGACCCGAACGTCGTGGTCTTAGCGCTGTACGTCAGCAGGCCATCGGCCGTGAACTTGAAACCGATCTCAGAAAACTTCGCGCTGGGGTACTGCCGGTTACCCGCAACGTAGTTGTCATTCAGCGTGTAAGTCTTGGGCTGGCCCGAACCCGTGTTCAGCACAGAGAAAGTGTGAGTGAACGGGGCAGACGCGCCGGACGTGACGACATCGCCGAGCACACCAGCCAGCGGGAAACCGATCGTGTCCGGGAAAACGTCCCCGTCAAAGTCCAGCGAGCCGCTTAGGACTCCCGCCACCTGGTCGTAGACGTCGACGAGCGAGCCGCGATAGCCCTTATCGTCGAGTAGCTGCTGATTGTCCTTCGGCGTAATGGTCGTGACCGGGATGTACTGCGACGACGCAACCGGCGTGCCGGGCGTAACTTCCTTGGCAATACCGAGGAATGAGAGAGCTGTTGCCTTGGGCATTAGTTGCCTACCTCCGGGGTGTCAGTGGGCGCAGAGTCAGCGACTGGCGCAGGATCGGGAGCGCTGTCAGAGACAGGCAGGGGAGTGGGGGCGCCATCGGCAGGTACGAAACGGCCGTCCCCAGGGTCAGCGTCGAGCGTCACGCGATCGCCAGGGTGGACGTTCAGCGCAAGTGACGGGTAATAGCGCTCGTCGTCGCCGCTGTATGTGAATTCAGGCATGTGTCAGATCCTCGTAACGCATTCAATTTCGACAGTTACGCAGGCGCGCTTACCGCCGTGTTCGCTGTCCCACTCGACTTCGGCCGTATCGCCAGTCGGGGCGCTTTTGATGACGTGGCCACCCAGCGTGATATCCGATCGCACGATTGCAATGACGGCGTTGGCTAGATCCATGGCGCGCGAGTAGGCCACCTGCCCGCTGTCACTGCCCCGGAACACATCGACGACGACAGCGACGGAATACGACTCGTCAAGCCAACCGGCGCCACCCCCGCCAACCATCGAAGCAACGTTCAGATGCCTGCGCACCTGGCCGATAGCCACAATGTCATCAGGCTCGTTCGGCCCCGGTTGGTCAAAGCAGACGAGCAACGACGCGCGGACGTTGTCAGGGTCGGGCGCAAGCCCAGCGGTGCACTGGTCAAAAAGCCACTGTCGGACCGCTGGCGCTGTGCTGGAAGGGATGCTCATGCGATACCCGGCCCCCGGTAATAGGCCTGCCAGAGTTCGAGGACGCGCGAGGGAATGGCAAAGCCCGTGTGAACAACGGCTTCGCCACCGTCGTAGGCGCCAGAGTTGAACTTCGGCCGCCCTCCGCCTTGCTGAGTCATCTGCCACAGATGCCGGATCAGCTCAAGCACGCCTAGGCGAACAGTCCACGGGACTTGTCCCGCGCGGCCCGCTGTGTACACGACTTTGATGTTCTTCGCACCGAAAGCGAACGTTGCAGCCTCGCCCCCGAACGTGCGGCGGGTTATCTGCCCCGTGTTGGTGTCCACGGTGAAGGCAAACGCGTTGGTTTGCCCGCCTAGGGCTTGCTCAGTCAGCGGAAAGGCTGAAAGCCCGTAGTACTCCGTGATGCTCAGCACACTCGAAACCGGTGTGAACGCTGGCACGATCTGTGAAACCCCGCCGTCGAAATACTCCGTGTGGGATTCCGGGATGAACGGGCCGCAATGGTTCCGGGCTATCTCAGCCGCAGCGAGAATGAAGCCCTGTAGCTCGTCATCCTGGCGCGTATCCGCAGGATTGATGTTCAGATGGGCCTTGACGCTGGGCAGGTCGACGAGCTGTTCGACGCCGAGGGGGCGCACCTGAAACTGAGTCTCAGACGACCAGGCCACGCCCGTGCCGGTAGCAGTCCAGCGAGCAAGCCAGACGCCGCTAACGCTGACAGACGGCACGACGGCCGTGTACGCCCCGCTAACGGGCCCTGACGGGGTGGGGTGGGTAATCCCCCCGGACGGGTCTGTGATGGCCACAGAGACGCTCACAGCGCCCTGCACGGGGTTGCCGCTGTCATCGAGCGGGGTCGCCGAAAGCGCTACATCCTGCCCGGCAAAGTAGATCAGCGGCATGGGTCACTACTCCGTAGGGTCAGCGGCAGGCTTAGCGGCCCGCTTGGGCTTGTTGGCCAGCGCATCGGCAACAGCGGATACAGCCTCCGCTAGCAGTGCGCGGGTGCCTTCGCTGAGGGGTTCCGGGTTGACCTTGTCTAGCTCAGCGGACACCAACGCGAGTTGCTCGCGAACGGCCACTTCGTGTGCCTTGTCCTTGTCCTGCTGCGCAAAGCCAAGCTCGACCACAAGGCCGTTGGCGTAGTTGATGGGATTCATGCGTTCCTCTCGGGTAGGGGAGGGGGCAGGGGCACATACGGATATCCGTATGTGACCCCCACCGCCACTAGGTCAGACTTAGAAAGTCGGAGCGACCAGACCCGTACCGGAGATAACCGAAATGCTCTTCGGGTAGCGCGCAGGCTGGAAGGACATGTAGTTGTACAGCCGCACGAACACGGATAGCTGGTTGGCGTACGTCTGCGGGAAGGCCTCCGCCTTGACGTTGCCCTCCCAAGCCATCAGGTCGGCCATGCGAGCCACGATGATCTGGTCCTGCGTACCACCGACCGTGGTCGGGATGACCGCGTCAACGAACACAGGGAGACCCTGAATCGTGCCGACGTAGCCCTGTGCGGCCACCTCACCCTGGTTACCAACGGCGTTCATCGGCGAGTTGGCCGAAGGGGTGACCAGCGGGCGACCCGTGGTGTCAGACGCCGCAAGCAGGTAGGCCCAGCGACGAGGGTGCATGATGATCGTGTCGGGCGGCAGGAACCGGTTGGTGTGGACGGTCTGAATCGCGTTCGCGATCTGCGAGTACAGAAGCGCGACAGTCGGGGAGGCCTGCGTGTAGGTGATCGCGTTGGTGCCCGACAGCGTCAGAATTCCGGTCGGGCTACCACCGGAACCGGAACCGCTCAGAATCAGGGTGTTGTACTGAGTGGCATACGCCGCAGCAAGGTCAGCAAGGATGACGTCATCCACGTTCAGCGGCGACTGCTCTAGGAGCTGAAGGCTCACAGTCTGGCCACCGGCAATGGTCGTCACGGTGGACGAAATCGACGTAGTGGTCAGGTCGGTCTGCTGAACCGCAGAGTTCTGCGTGGCCTGAACGGCGACAGCGGTGCCGGTGTTCACCTTGGGCACGTTGATCGAGTCAGTGCCCGCAGGGAGCGCGCTGGTCGGGACCAGGTTGCCGGTAATGCGACCCGCGCGAGCCAGGCGGACGAACTCCTTCTCTAGCCACAGGGGAGGAACGAACTCACCACCGGCGCCGTTAACCGTGGTCAGCGCACGCTGCTCGGCCGCACGGCCCTTGTTGTTGCGCTGAAGTCGGTCCATGGCGTCACGGTCGCCGTTCTGGCGCGCATTCCACATGTCACGGAAGTACGACTGGCCGTTCAGCCCGGAACGGTAGATCTCAGGCTCGGAAGTGACAGTGACACCCGAAGCCTTCGGCGCATAGCGCTTGGCCATGTCCGCCGCAGCGTCGTCGGCGCGAACCTGTGCGTCTAGCTCGGAAACCCGCTCGTCGAGCGAACGAATCTCGGCTTCGCCCTTGTCAAACTCGGCGCGCTGCTCGTCGGTCATGCCGCCCTCAGCGGAGCGAGCCTCGCCCAGAAGAACATCTAGCTTCGCACGCTCCTCAGAGCGCTGAGCGACCAGACCGGCAATAAGTGCACGCTTGTGCGTAGGCATTTGGGACCTTTCCTAGGTTCGATTCTTTGGGAATCGCCCACCACTTGCGTTAGGTGGTGGCCTAGGTGGTGCCCCTTGTTGCGCGGGGTCCGGCGTAGGCTCCGGCGTAAACCGGGCGGGCAGCGAAGGCACATACGGATATCCGTAGGTGACCGACGCGAGAGTTAGAGATTCAGGGCGCGCAAGCGCGCTTCGTACAGCGAGAGATCCGCAGGGGCGATCACAGGCTCAGGCGGGGCAGGGGAGTCACTGACGGACCGCAGGAGCGCTTCGAGTTGGTCACGTGTGATCGTGCCGTCAGTCAGCGCACTACGCAGCGAGGTAAGCCCCTGAGTGTGCGGGTTGGCCCCGTAGTTCACGATGCTGACGTCACCCTTGTTGAGGTTCACTTCGGTGATGTCGCGCTGCGTCCAGTCCGGTGACCACTCCTGGCGAGTCACGCGGAAGGCAAAGCTCATCTCGTCAAGGTCGCCCCGGTCCATGGCGGAGCGGATATCCCGCACCTGCCCGTTGCCCGGGTCTAGGTCCGCCTCGACGTGCAGGCCCGTGGAGTCTTCCGACAGTCGCATGGTGCCGCTCTTCGTGCGAGCGAGCGTCATGCCGTCATGGTTCAACTTGAACGGGACATCAGCGCCCTCGGCCAACGTCTTACTGAACGCCCCGCGCCGGACAACCTCTGTGTAGTCACCTAGGAAGTCCTGCATGTCATACGGGGTCTCAGTCACAGACGCATAGCCCGTAAAGCGCAACGTGCCGTTGGACTGCTCCCGCAGCTCCATACCCTCGAACGGGCGCCTGCGATCCTCGCGGACATTGCGCCGTGAGTCACGGCTTGAAAAATCGGTCATCAGAGAACAGCTCCCAACGCGTCGGCTTTCTGTGCACTCGGCGAAGCGCCGTTGTCTTTGGTCAGCTTCGGTGCGGATGAATTCAGCGGCGCCGCGATATCGTCGCCACCATCAACCGGCGCGTAATTCTCAAGAGCGCGTATTTCGTTGGTGGTGAGGATTCCGGCCGAACGGGCAGCGGAGTAAACCGCATACCGACCCGCTGTATCAGTGCGCAGAAGTGCGTCAGCATTGAAACGGGCGCTTTGCGGGCGGGGCAGCATGGTCGACCAGGCGTCTTCGAAACGGCCCAGCCACGCGGACAGCGAGTAGGCGAGGAACCCTAGGCCCATCTGCTCAATGCCCGTGCCCCAAGAGGTTGTCTTGTCGACCTGCCCCAGCATGTGTGGCGGGATGCCGAACAGCATGGCAATATCGAGATTCTGCGCAGCGCGCGTGCCGAGGAACTGCGCGTCTTCGGGCGTGACGCTGATTGGCTTCCACTTGGCTCCGCCAGTCAGCACGCCCACCGTGTGGGAATTCTTCAGCCCGCTGTGCGAGGCAGAGAAATTCTCCTTAATGGTGCGCGCGCGATCCTTGTCTAGGTCCGCCTCAATCTCGACGACACCCGTCATGTGGGCGCCCTCACCGAAGAACCGTGCGCCGAACTCTTCAGCGGCAAGGCCTAGGCCGATGGCCTGTCGTGCGTAGCTGATGACGCTTAGGCCCGTGGGAGACTCCGGGAAGCCCATTCCCATGATGTGGACAATGTCGCCAGCGTCGGGCACGGGCTTACGGTCAATCGCGTATTTCCGGCGACCGCTCCCGTCAAACTCACAGTCCACACGATCGGGGTGAACCACCATCAGCCGTGTGGGGCGCCCGTAACTGTCCTTAGACAGCACCAGACAATAGGCGTTCCCGCGCAGCAGCAGCGAAACCATCATCTGAACGAAGCCTTGGCGACGCGTAGGCAGACCGGGCGTAGCACCTCCGCCGAACGGGTCAGCGATGATGACAGGTGGTGGCTCGACGGTCTTCCGCAGCTCACCATCCGCCTTGACGGAATCGAAGGGCAGACCGCTGACAGCATCAGACAGCAGACGAACGCAGGCAGACACGGCAAGTAGCTGCATCGCTGTTTCGTCGTTGACAGGGACGCCAGCGGACGTGTACGCGGCGAGACTGCCGTTACTGGGAATGGACCACGGATCACCGGCGCCAGAGGGCGCATAAAAGCGGGTCTCTCGAATGGCCTTACCGGCTCTACGGGCAAGGCTCACTTGTCCACCACCACAGCGCTAATGACGATAAGCCCTACGCCAGCGAGCGCCAGACCAAGAATCGTGTTGAACGCCCAACCGGCGCCTACCAGACAACCAATGCCAGTGACATCGGCGATTTCGCCTATCAGGCGTCGACTGAACTTCATGTGTCACGTCCTTATAGATCCGCCCAACTGAAGAACTGGGGTTCGGGAATGACTTCCGCCTCTTGGCAGGCTCGTTCCAGCGCCATGACAGCGGAAACGGCAAGGTCGATTTTCCGGGGCGAGCCCTTCGCGTCCTTACTCAGGCGCGAGCCGCGCGAATCGGTCCGCAGGACACAGTTCGAGAGATGGCGCGCTAGGCGCGGGTCGCCGCTGTGAGTCAGCGTCTTATTCATGACGGCTTCGTAATAGCGCTGCGTCGCCGGAACCATGCGCGCGGGGGACTGCGGGAACTCAACGATCGGGAGGCCCTCAGATTCGAGGATCTGATACGTGCGCGCCCAGCGGAACGGGTCACAGACAATCTCGCGAACCTGCCAGCGTCGGCAAGCCTTACGTATCTCGTCCTCAACATCGAAGATGGGGACTGACCAGTCTTGCCCGGCATCCGTAGGCTTTTCCCACGCTGCCACGACGTCAATGTGGGGCTTGTCATCCTCGCCCCGGGGGCAGGTAACCACCACAAGCGCCGTTGAGTCGTTGTTGAACGAGCCGTCAAAGCCTAGGACCACCTCGGTACCCGGCTCGATGCTCTCAGCGTCGCCAGCGCACTCGTCCCAAGCGCCAGCGGGTAGCCAGGCTTGCGCCGTCGACACCCATTGGTTCATCCGCTTGGTTCGGTACTCCGCTTCCGGGGTCCGCAGCACGGAGGAGTGGAAATCCTCTTCGCTCACAATGTCGTTGAAGCCCGGATTCGCTGCTGCCCATACCGCTGGGTCCTTGTGGTCGGCACCTTCCGGCGCCCCCCACCACTCAAAGTAGAAAGCGGGGTCGTTGATCTCGCCCCGAATGATCTTCTCGCCGTACTGGTACATGCCGTAACACAGGCTGTCGCCACCGGAGCTATCCGACTTCACGCCAGCGGTGGTGATGCCCACCATCATGGGTTCTACGCGAGCGCCAGAGGCAAGGCTCATGACGTCCCAGAGTTCACGGGTGGGCTGTGCGTGGACTTCGTCGGCTATCGTCAGATGCGGGTTGAGTCCCTCTTTGGTGAAGGCTTCCGCAGACAGCACGCGGTACACAGACCCGGTTGCCGGTAGCTCAACAGCGTCCCGGTACACCCTGAAAGAGTTCGCCATCTCTGGCGCCATCTCGATCATTTTCTTGGCAGTGCCGAAGACGATTCGCGCTTGTTCCTTGTCAGCGGCGATGGAGTAGACCTCACCACCACGGGGACCGGACACCAGGCCGAAGATAGCCAGCGCGGCACCTACGGCGCTCTTGCCGTTCTTGCGGGGCATGCCCACGAGTGCCTGGCGATGCTTGTAACGGCCGTCAGGGCGCCGTGCGAGCAACCGGCCGAACAGTTGGCACTGCCAGTCCCGGAAGACAAGCAGTTCGCCGCTGGACCCACCGACAGAGTCTTTGGTGATCCGCAGGAAGGATTGCGAGAAGTCGACGAAGTCAGCGCCATCGCCCCGCTTGACATCCGCCTTAGTGACCGGGGTCAGCAGATAGGGGGCACTCATTCGTTCGCCTTACGCCAAGCCTCGCGCGCCTCATACCAAGCCAGGATGCGTGCGCCGTCTTCCTTGCGGTACGCGTCCTCATACTTGGCCATGCCCTCAGCGACAGACGACCAGTCAATGTTCTTGACGGAATCGTGGAAAGCCAGCGCAGGTGACCGAACGATGTGGCTCCAATGGAGGAACCGCGTAAGCCAGCGTGGCACGCCATCACCTCCGGATATCCGTATGTGCTACGCCCCAGCCTTTTTGGCTAGGAAGTCTTCGAATGCGTTTCGGGCTTTCACCTCGGCGAGCCCCATGCGCGTGCGGTCGGTAGGCGTCAGACCCATCGCGCTGAATAGCTTCGCAATCTCGGTTTCGATGGTGCTGAGCATGCCGACGAGCGGGTTGGGATAGGCGTAAGCCTTATCCGTGAAGAGCACCAAATCGCCGCGCGCTAGCTCGGCCTTCATCTGCTCGCGTCGGTCGACCTTTTCGCAGAGCAATTCCAGCGTCGGGCGGTCCGTGTCAGCAAGCCAGGCAGCGCCGGTAACGATCCGTGAGTAAAGCTCAGCGCCGGACGGGCCCAAATGTGCAGGTGCAGCCATGGCGACTGGCGCAGTGTCAAGGACAGTGGCGGGATCAGGCAAAGGGCGGGCGCCAGGATTTCCCAGTTTTCGCTTACGCTCCGTGGGGACGGGCGGACGGCCCACAGCCATGCGCTTTACCCCCTGCCGGACGTGAATTCTGCATTTTTATGCAGTTCTAGAGCGTTTCTGGGCTAGACCCCCGGGGCCCTAATTTCGCAGCGGTGTCCCCAGCCATGGGAGCCGGGTCCCTGGGATGATCTTCGCTGGACTTTGACCCACCCCCCGTCATCGCATACATATGCACTTCGCGGGGCACGACCATGCATGGTTATGCCATCACAGCGGGGCAGGGGAGTGCGGGCATAGCCCTACAGAGAGTCACGCTTGCGGGCATTGCAGCCCCTGCACAGCACACGAAGATTGGCACGGTCGTGCGTGCCACCATGGGCAAGCGGAATGATGTGGTCAATGGTCAGATCGTGGGTCCTGTGATCGGGCACGCCGTAGCCAGGACACCAACCGCCGTGCCTTGCCCTGTGCTCTGTCACCACCTGCTTAGCTACTACTCGGTAGGCACTGGTGTACCCACGCTGGCTAGCACTGCCACGCTGCCGCTCACGCCCTGCCATGTACTTGGCCTGGCATACAGCACAGCGGGAAGGGTTGGTAGTCAGACGCCTGCACACCAGGCAGGGACGCTTAGCCATGGGCCTACTGCCACCCAGCCGGTAGCTCCTGCACAGGCTCCGGTACAGCCACAGGGGCAGGCTCCGGGGTGCACGTGCAGTCAGGCAAGGCAGGGCTAGAAGGACCAGCGCATGCGGCCTGGTGGACTAGGGCGCCTAGATCAGCGGAAATGGCATGTGATCCGCAGGCGTACACAGCGACCGTGGTATTACCGGCGTTCGCGGATTCTCCGCCATGCTCAGCAGGAATCGCCGCTAGCTCAGCATCGCTAGGGCGCCTTACCCAGACGACAAGCGCAGTGCTGCCGCATGCTCCGCAGGCTGGCATAGCTACGCTCCAATCAGTCTGGCAAGGTCGCCCGGTGCAACGTCGCCCGGAATTCGCCCGGGGAAAAGTTCAAAGCCAGCGCGCCGATAACACTCGTCGACGAACTGGCTACAAATCATGTGGCCGCTATCACGCACAAAGCGTTCTAGCGCAGCAATGCCAAGCAGCCGACGAGCACCAATGGCCGCGTAATCCGCAAAGCTGTACGGGGTGCCAATCAGGTACGTCGCCGCACCCAAAATGGCAGCACGCTGAACAGGGGCCAGCGGAAAGGATGAGTACGCTACGCGGCTGTGGTTGCTCACTGCGTCGCTCAGCGGCATGCGCTTAGCTCCGCCCGGTTGGGCCTGAACCACTTCGCCGTTGCCGACATAGACAAACGCGTGCGTGAAATAGCTACCGGAGCCGATCAGGCGTTGGCCAGCGGACACGGCAACACCAGTGAGCCCGGATATCCGGCATAGGCCGAAGTCGCCAGGCTGGGGGACATGCTCGCCCACCAGGGCACCTCCGGATATCCGTATGTGGTGCGGGTAACAGGGCTCGAACCTGTGACTTCCTGGTCCCAAACCAGGCGCCCTACCAACTGGGCCATACCCACGCTTCGCACGTTCATGGTGTGCTAACCAGGCGCCCCGTACAGGGCTCGTCCGCTGGGCGCGATTCGAACGCGCACACCCTCACAGGCACCAGGGTCTAAGCCTGGCGTGTCTACCGTTCCACCACCAGCGGGTAGTGACTGACTTCACGGATGTTTCACCGCTTAGGGGCGTCAGTCTGCCCCCGCTGGCACGGCAGGGCTCGAACCTGCGACCTCCGGATTAACAGTCCGGCGCTCTGCCTGTTGAGCTACGTGTCATTGGCACCAGGCCATTCCGCTACGCGGCACCGATGCTTGGGGGTGGTGGCATTTCCAGCGCTGACGCTGCCCCTTACCAAGTGCTTCGCATGGTCCGGAATCGAACCGGCGCCCTTTAACGGGCTGGGAATTGTGTTCCCACTGGCCGCGCCAATAGCCAGCACACCGCACGCGAAGCAAGATTTAGGGCTACTCGCCGCGCGCTGCAACCAGTGACTAGCTGGCCAGTACGAGCCGGTTTCACCCAGGGTGCATACCGTGGACCGGTCAAGGCCTACTGCCTGCACCTACGTCGACGCCGTTGGAATCGAACCAACAGTCTTCCGACCCTTGTCGGACGCTCTACCCTTGAGCTATACGCCGTTGCGCGAGAGCCACTGTCTGCCAGTGCCTAGGGAGTGTATGCCCCGCATATGTCCCGCGCTCCGTGCCGCATCCAGGATTTGAACCGAGGACCTCCCGCCTCAACGAGCGGGCGCTCTAGCCAGACTGAGCTAATGCGGCGTAGCCCCGGGCTCAACCCTGGGAGAGAGGCAGGGGAGCGCTCGGGGCCGTTTATGGGACGGGTCCGCAGTCCGCCGTGCGCTTGCATCTTGATGCGCGGGAACAACCGGCCCATACCATATATCTAGCGAGTCGGTTACCAGAGGCACCGGACCGGGGGAGTGACGAAGTGACGCTCGACCATGCCTCCCCGGTTTCCCTTAGTAGCCCCATAGGTGTTGGTAAGACATGGGCTAAATCGTCACTTCATCACTTCTTGCTGGTCAGAGGGGGTCTTGATCTTGGGCGCTGAAAACAAAACGTCACCGACCCTGTGCGCTGTAGCGCCGAAGGGCGACCACCGGCACTCGCCCGTGATCGCCCCGTTACCAAACAGTGTGACCCAGCTCACTCGCTTTGCAGATACCGCACAGCGCGAACGGCTTGCTTCAACCCGTCGAGCCCGCCCAGCGCCATCACGTGGCCTTCACACTGCACGCAGATGCCGTGCCCTTCGATGGGGCTTCCGCAGATGGCGCACTTGTCCTTGCGCATGCCAGCGCGGAATGCCGCCTGTGCCTTCGCCTTGTCCTCCGCTGGGGTAGCTGCCCGGATCTTGCGCATTGACTCCCGCCTGCGCTCGCCCTTGCCTCCGTCCCAGCACGCCACACAGGTGGCTACCTGCGCGCCCGGGGCGAATTCTCGGGTGGGCCTGG